CGCCACCGCCCGAGCCCCGGGCCGCGCCGAGGATGGCACCGGCACCGAGGGCCGCGACACCGACGGCGGCGTAGGCGCCCGCGGCTGCGAAATGCCCCGGCGCGAGGGGCGCCGTCAGCACGCCCGCGAGCGCTGCAACGCCCTCGGCCGTGCTCATCGCGGCTTTGACGATCGCCTCCTGCCCGATGCCGGTGACGACCTCCTGCACCATGTTGAGCACGCCCTCGCCGACCGACTCCTGCCCGGAGAGGATGAGGTTGACGTGCTTGCCGAAGCTCTCGCCGAACTTCGTGATGGCCCCGTTGGCCATGTCCACGCTCGCCGTCGTCGCGCTCGCCTGTCGCCGGTGCAGCCGCTCCCACTGGTCGGTGAAGCTCTCCTGCACGCGCAGGCGCTCCTCGCTTGTGGCGCGCTCGCGCTCGACCTGGGTGTCGAGGGCGCGCTGCAGCGCCTGCTCGGCCTGCACCGCGGGGTCGCGCGCGTCGGCGAGGGAGGCCTCCGAGGCCGTGCGCGCGTCGCGCCGTCCCTCGCGGGCCCGCAGGCGCAGGGCGTCGAGGGGCGACATGGTGAGCTGCATCGACTCGCGCGCCTTCGCGTCGGTCGCTGCAAGCTGCTCGGCGTCCATCTCGCCAGGGCCGGGGCCGAGCTCTACGCGGGGGCCGCTGCGCTCGAAGGCGCGGCCCATCAGGTCGTTGAGCGAGGGGCGTTGCGTGCGCGCCGACGTGCTCCCGGCGTTGGTGTTCGCCGCGACGATGTCCCGGCCCGTGATGGGGTCGCGCCCTTCGGCCTGCGCGGTGACCACGAGGTCAACCGGCGCCGCCTCTGCTGCCCCCGCAGCAGCGGACGTGCGCGGCCCGGCGTCGGCGCGCATCGCCGTCATCGAGGCCATGCGCGCCTCGATGAACTGCTGAATCCCCCGCAGGTCGTCCGCGGCCCCCGCCGTGCCCGTGCGCAGCCCGCTCAGGCTCCGCGTGCGAATCGCTTCGCCGAGCCCCTCGAAGGCCCCTGCGATACCTCGCACGCTCATCGCGATGGCACCCACAATGATCCCTGCGACGTTCCCGACCTGCGTGAGCACGTACGCCGCGGCGCGCCCCAGGGACTCCATCTCGCGCCGGGCCTCTTCGGCGTCGGTGCGAAGCCCGCGGGTCTGCGAGGACACGGTCTGTAGCCGTGCCATTTCCTCGACGAAGCCCGTGCTGACGTACCGCCCCGCCTGTCGGAGCTGGTTCTCGAAGCGCGCGACCTCGTCCGACGCCGTGCGCATCGTCTCGGGCACCTCGCGCGCGCGGCTCACCAGCGCGCCGAGGCGGTCGTTCGCGTTGTGCGACTCGTCGGCGACGCTGAGCAGCTCCTGCCCGAACTTCCCGAGCTCCTCGCCGCCCTCGATGATGCTGTCGCCGAGCGACTCCATCACCTGATCGAACTCCTGCCCGGAGTCGCGCGCGCGGGCCATGCCGATCCGCGCGAGCGCGTCGAGCTCGGTCTGCGTGACCCGGATGTTGCGGTTCGCGAGGTCGGTCGCGAGGCGCATCGTCTGCATCTCGGTCGCGAACCCGCCCGCGCCCTCGGCTGCGCGCGCGAAGTCCAGCCGGAGTCGCGCGCTGTTCGCGTTGAGCCGCTGCTGCTCGCTCGCGAGCTCTGCCACGCCGCGCACCGCGCCGAGCGCCGCCTCCCCGAACGCCACCGCCGCGCTGCGGATCTCGTTGAGGTGCCGCGCCGCCTCGCCCACGCCCCGCAGGGACACGCCGAGGCCGTCCGCGCGGTCCGCGGCCCGGCCCATCTCCGCGCCGAGCTCCTTGGCCCCCTGCGCGGGTGCGCCCGCGAGCGCCTGGGACTCCTCGCCGACACGCTTGATGCCGTTGGCGAGCGCGTGGACCTGCCCCATCAGCAGTGGGTCGACCCCGCCCTCGAGGATGATTCGTTCAGCCATGCCGCCCCCTCAGCGGCTCGACACCGCCTTGCACGTCCCGTCGCACCGCACCGCACCCGCCCACGGCCCGCACCAGAGCGGCGCGCACGCATCCGTCGGCGCAGGCCCGTCGAGCACGTCGGCGTCGCACCCGCACACCGCGCGGATCACGTCGGCGAGCGTCGCGCTCCCGGGCTCCCACCACCGCACCAGCGGGTGACGCGCACGCATCGCGCGCACGCCCCGAGGGCTCCACCCCGTCGCGAAGATCAGCACGCGGCGAGACTACTCCTCCCGCGCTTCCCGTGCCTCCCGCTCCGCACGCTCGGCGCGCACCATCGCCGCCCGCGCCGTCTGCACCGCGAGGATGGCCTCCCGGTCCGCCGCCGTGACGTCCCGTCCGAGCGCCTCGGGCCACGGCATCCCGACCCCGCCGTCGCCCGTGCTCGTCAGCGCCATCGCGTCGAACACCTCGCGCGTCCATCCACCGGCCGCGTGGTAGACGCCCTCGAAGGGACACCCCTCGCAGGGCGCCGCCCCCATCGCGCGCCAGAAGCCCTCGGCGAGCAACGCGAGGTGTGCCCTGGGTTTCCCGCCCCGACCACACCCCCACGCCACGCGCGCGCCTTCGGCGCCACGCTCCGCGGCGGCGCGCGCCTCGGGCGTTCGTGGACTCGTCCGAGCTTTCTCCGCGCGCCTGCACCCGCACTCCTTCTCCGTCGCCTCGACGACGGCTACGCGCCGCCCGAGTGCGACGGCAGCACGAAAGGGCTGAGGGCCCTCGGGTGCACCGTGGCCCGCTGCAGCGCGAGGCTCCCGAGCTCCTCGATGCCCTCGCCGCCCACGAGTTCCTGCAGCCGCGCGACGCCCTTCTCCGAGAGGACGCCGTCGGTCGCGTCGAGCTCCTCCGCGGAGCCCGTGACCTGCGTGCCCTCGACGGTCCACGCGAGCATCACCTTGCGCGCCGCGTACTGGCACGCGACGAGGCGGCGCTGCGGCTCGTTCGGGAAGCCCAGCGCCGCCGCGCGGAGCTTCGCGCTGAGGGGCGCAAGCTCCACGAGGACGGGCTGCTGCCCCGGCACGAGGGTCACCGCGGCGAGCTGTGCGATCTCCCGGCCCTTGACGTAGGCCATAAGCACCTCACGCTCGGGGCTGTTCGGCTTCGTGGTCGCGATGGCCGGATCGCCCGAGCACGCAGCCCACAGGGGGTGTGAAGGGTTCGGCATCTCAGCCCCACGCCACGATCACGTTGGAGGTCGCGAGGTCCGTCGACGCGAGGCTGTTCCTCTGCGCCGTGAGGACCATGCGGCAGAACGCCAGCTCCCCGTCTGGCGTCACCGTGGGCGGCGTCGCGGGGACGGCCTTGGGGACGTGCACGAGGAACGCCCGGCCCGAGGTGCCCGTGCCCGAGAGGCCGAAGAGCACGAGGTGCCGACTGCTCATGTTCGCGAACGCGGTGACCTCGGCGGTCCCGCCGCGCAGGGTGAGCTCCACCTGGATCTGCTGCTGCAGGCTCGCGACCTCCTTGATCGCCGCGAGGCTCGACACGCCGCCCGCGCCGGGGATCTCCTGCCACTGCCGCGGGATCGTCAGCTTGACCGCGGTGATGAGCGACGCCGAGGGCGTGCTCGAGAGCGACGACGCGAGCCACAGCCCGCCGTTGCCCGAGGACACGTCCAGGGCGAAGGGCGAGCCCATGTCGTCGGACACCGGCGTCTCGGAGAGCGAGAGGTCGCCGAAGCCGTCGTGGTCCGCCGCCGTGCCCGTGAGGGTCAGCATGGGGACCTCGCCGAGCGGGAGGGTGAGCTCCGGCGAGAACACGCAGCCCCGGCCGCGCGACTGCGCCTCGTTCGACCCCGCCTCGATCGGCGCGTGGTCGACGGTGAAGGTCTGCGTGTCGTCCTCGGCGAGGAAGTAGTTGTAGAGGTTGCGGATCACCTCGCCCGCCTGCGGCGTGCCCGGCAGCGGGGGCTGCACCGTCAGCACGTCGGTCGCGATGCCCGTGACCTGGTGCGGCGTGAGCGTCCCGGCCGTAGCCTCGTAGAGCAGCCACTGCCCCACGGCGAAGCGGGTGCCGTGGCCCGTGGTCACCGTCACGTCCGCGCTTGCAACGCTCACCACCGCGGACCCCGCCGCCGGCGTGAGCTCGCCGCCCATCGCCGCGCGCCACAGGAGCTGATGCGAGAGCGCGTCCGCGTGGCTGAACGCCACCGGCGTGGCCGACGCGTTGAGCCGCCCCGAAGGGGGCTTCACGTCGACCGCGAGGGACACCGGGCTCCCGCTCTTCATCCCCTTCACGGGCGTCTGGTACGCGCGGCGCGAGGTCAGGCTGTCCTGACGCGCGATCATCTTCTGCGTCTTGCCCGCGAGCGGCCACGGCGGGTCGGCGCGGTTGAGCAGGGCCTTCATGTTCGACGACGCCGTGCCGAAGGTCGCCTCGCGGCCGAACCGCACGATGCCGTTGCGCTTGTTGACGTTCTCCCAGGTCATCTCGCCCTCACTTCACCCGCACCACGCGGAACCGCGAACCCTTGAGCCACGATGCGAGCTGACCGCTCGCCTTCATCTTGTTCGTCGACAGCCCGAGCTTTCGCTTGCGCTCGGTCCACTCCGCGCTGTTCTCCGGGATCTCGCCCTCGATGTCGGCGCCGCTGTGCAGGGCGCGCGCGAGGAAGGTCTCTTTGACGAACGGCGCCAGCGCGAACATCACGTTCTGCGGCTGCGGGATCGCCCGCCCGCGGAACCGCGCAAGCACGTACGAGAGCGCCCGCGCCTTGAAGGCCGCGTCGAGCTTTGTGAGCGTGCGCCCGCTCGCCTCGAGGTACTGCAACACCTCGGCGTTCGTCGGCTGCTTGCCCGCGGGGCCCTTGCGGGGGCGCAGCGTGGGGTACGGCCGACGCGGCGTGGCGGGGCCGTCAAAGGCGATGGCCCACGTCTGCCCCATCCCCGCGACCACGCCCCGGAGCTGCATCTCCATGAGCGCGAGAGCGCTGACGTTGCTGCGGACGTTGATGCTCATGTGATCGAGACCTCCACGTCGAAGAACACCGTCGCCAGCGCGCGGTTGAGCTCCGCGATCCGGTCGCACGACGTCGGCCCCAAGCGGCGCACGCTCACGATGGCCGGGGTCGTGCCCGACCACGAGGTCGACTGCGTCACCGCCGCCTCGATCGTGTCGAGGTCGGAGGCCGCGTCGATGCTCGCGCCGTCGAAGCTCCCGCGCGCCGTGGCGCTCACCAGGAGCGCGTCGCGGCCGAAGAGGTAGCCCACGCGCAGCGCGACACGGATCAGCTTGTAGCGCGGCGTCATCGCGCGGTTGAGCCCGGTCTCGCCCGTGCGGTAGTCGGTCGCGACGATCCCCACCGACACGCCGCGGTGGAACAGCGCGCCGGGAAACTCCGGGTCGGTGATGTCGGCGTGCGCCTGCACGCCCTTGAGCGTGGTCACCGCCGCGACCGCGAGCGCCTGGATCTTCGCAGGGATCGCCGAGAGGTCAGCCACGGCCCCACCCGAACCCGCGGCCCGTGCCGCGCACGTCGTCGATGGGCTGCGCCCGCGCGATCTCGCGCTCGAAGGAGTCGCGGAAGAACGCCGCCTGCTGCGCGAACTGGTCGCCCGTGCCCTCGCGGGCGATCTGCTGCACGCTCTCGAAGAGGAGCGCGAGCACGAGGTCGGTCTCCGCGCGCGTCACGCCCGCCGTGCTCGTCACCGAGCCCTCGGTGATCCCGCGCTGCGCGAGGACCTCCACCACCTGCCCGTGGGCATCGGTGATGAAGTCGTCGTAGTCCGTGACCGCGGCATCCCCACGCGCGACGGCTGCAGCCGAGAAGGCCGACAGCGCGCCGCGCGCAGCGATGGAGCGGGCGTCGATGGTGGCGGTGGTCGCCCAGACCATCAGCGCACCCGCGCGGGCTTGGTGGGCTTGATGGGGGCGGGGATGGAGGGCGCCGTGGGAGGCGCGGGCACAGCCGCGACCTCCCACGGGCCGACGATGGCGAACTCCCGCCCGAGGATGCCCAGCAGCCGCTCGGCAACGACGCGAGACATGGGGCCCTGCGCCACGCCGTCGACGAACACCACGCCGCGCAGGTCGCCCGTGTACGCCGTGCAGCGCACGCGAACGAGATCCGTGGGGGTGTCGAGATGGCAATCGCTGGTCGGCATGGCGGGCTCCTCGTGGGCGGTTCAGCGGTCGAGGCGGGACGAGATCAGCTCGTGATCTCCTTGGCGCGCGCGAGGCCCTTCTCGGACTTGTTCACGAGGCCCCAGTAGGCCTTGACGCGCACGCGCTTCACGTCGGCGTTCTGCACGGTCCCGAGGTCCACCACGGTGAGGCCGCCGGGGCCGCGCGAGATGACGTTCACGTCCTCGGCGTCGAGCGACGCGTCGGAGTAGATCACCGAGAGCCCCGCGTCCGGGCCGAGGGTCGCACAGTACACGCTCGTGAGCGTGGAACCCGAGCCCTTCGACTCGTTCACGGGGATGAAGTCCGAGCAGAGGATCGGGATGCCGTTGTACATCGGCACCTGCACCGTGGTCGGGTTGCCCATCGGCGCGGTCGCGTCCTTGTACTCCATCATCGTCGCGCCGCCCGCGGCACGCAGCAGCGCCATCACCGCGCGGCGGGTGCGCTTGGTCATGAAGTAGGCCTTGGGCCCGCCGTTGTCGGTCACGAGGTCGGCGAGCTGGTCGAGCGTCGCGAGCGCGATCGCGTCGCCGTTGGTGCCCGTGGAGCTGATCGTCTGCCCCGAGGTGACGAGACGCTGCACGCCGTCGACCTCCTGGTCACCGCCCGAGATCGTGAACACGGTCACGCCGTTCGCCGAGGCCGAGCCCGACGAGAAATTCACCGTGATCCACTTGTCCTCGTTGTCCGAGTAGACCTTGACGCCGGCGGAGTAGGTCACCGCGGCGCCGTACTCGACGTCGCCCGGGGCCTTGTACTGCACGGTGGTCCCGCTGTGCGTGTACTTGATCGTACCGACCGCACCGCGCGAGGGGTCGTGGCCCGGGCCGACCACGATGGTGGCCGCGCTGTAGCCGCTCGACCCGAAGTCGTTGACCGTGACGGTCCAGTTCGAGTTGCCCGTGATGATGTCGTCGCCGAAGGTGCGCGCGATGGCCTTCGAGGCCTTCGAGATCGCAGCGGCGCGCGCCGAGATCAGCCCACCCGCCTCGCCGGCGTCGAGGATGTCGAGGTCCTGGTCGACCACGAGGCGACGGCAGAACGTCGACACCCGGGTGAACTCCAGCGACGCGTCCGCGGTGATCGAGCCCGCCGACGCGGGCTTGCTGACCGAGGGGAGCGCCTTCTCGCGGCGGAAGGTGAGCGAGCCGCGCGTCCCGACCGACTGCATCGGCAGCGAGCCCAGGAGCTGGTCGGTGGTGATGATGTTCTCGATGACCCCGGACGCAACCGGGTCCGAGACGCCCTTGAGCAGTTCGACGAGAGAGAGAGCCGCCATGATGACCTCGTGTGATCACGCGGCCCTTCGGCCGCTTTCGTTCAACCGCTGGTGCGACGCGACGCGAGGCCTGCGGCGATCCGGTCGGACGGGCTCAGGTGCCCCCACGACTTCGGCCCGCTCGTGCCCCCGCCACCACCGTGAGCGGCACCAGCACCGCCCGCGGCCTTGAAGAACTTGTTGAGCTTCGTGTCGACGAACCGCTGCCAGCCCGTTTCGATGGGCTCCACGTCGTCGCCCACGCGGATCGTCACGACCTCGCGCCCGTCGATCGCCTCCACCGCCATCGCGCTCGAGACGAGCGACTCGATCTCCGGCGCGATCTCCGGGTTGAACAGCCGCGTCGCGACCGATCCGATGCGCGACGCCGCGGCGTGCTGCACCATCAGCCCGTGGCGTCGCTTGAGCTCGTCCTGCGCGCGCGCGCTGAGGTCCGCGATCTGCTTCTGGTAGCCATCGCGCTCGGCCGCGAGCTTGCGCTCCTGGCGCTGCTGCGCCGTGAGCTTCTCCTCTTCGGCGCGCGCGCGCTCGGCCTCGATCTCCGCGAGCCGCGCCTTGAGGCCCTCGGCCTCGGCCACCGCGGGCTCGAAGGTCGCCCGGAGCTTGCGCGTCTCGCGCGCGAGGATCGCGTTGACCTCGCTCTGCGTCAGGGTCTTCTCGGGTGCGGGCGACGCCTCGGGCGCCTGCTGCTGCTGCTCATCCACGAATCACGCTCCCGCCGGGGTCGTGTCCCCGGCCGTTGGCCCCGCGAGGGAAGGCACGAACTCCCCCGGCGCGGGTGCCGGGAGGTCGTTCACCGCCGCGACGATCGCGGCGTCGGAAGTCTGCTGCGCCTGGCTCTGCGCGAACGCCGCGCGGTCGCGGTCGGCGAGCGCCGCGAGCTCGTCGTCGAGCCGCCGCGCGTCCTCGGGCGCGAGCCGCGGGAACAGCGCCATCGCGATCATGCGACGCGCCTGCGCCGCCATCTCCGGCACGAGCTGCGCGCGCTCCTTGAGCACGGCCATGCCCGTGTCGGCGAGCTCCTCGGGCGCCTGCGGGTCGAACCTGCGCGGGTAGTTGATCGTCGTCGCGGCCTGCCACGCTGAGGCGTCGGCGCCGTCCCACGCCGCGAGGATCGACACGACGTCGCGTTCGAAGGCCTCGTGCTGCTCTGCGGCCACGACGAGCAGCCCCGACATCTGCCGGTAGCGGTAGCCGCGCGACACGCCCGACTCGGGCGCCTGGGTCTGCGCGCTCGGGCGCTCCTGGTACGCCGCCTCGTAGATCCGCGTCGTGAGCTCCTCGACGCGCCCGCCGTAGTGCACCGTCACCGCGGCGTCGGGCGCGATGAACGCGGGGCCTGACGCGTTGGTCGGGTAGGTCATCCCCGAGCGCGTGCCGACCTTCGAGCCTTCAACGCTCGACGGGTCATCGGTCTGCACCGTGAGGATCGGAAACACGCAGTCACGCTCGATGGCGCGCAGCTCCGACCGCACGTTGAACAGCTCCAGCGCCGCAGCAACCGAGCCGCTCAGCACCGAGGGCGCGAGCAGGTCGCGCGGACGCGACGTCGGCACCCACCGCAGCAGCGCCACCGGCACGCGGCCGAGCGTGTGCGGCATCTCGCCGGTGTCGCCCTCGAGCACCCACTGCTCGTTGACCTCGCGCAGGTCGAAGCGGCGCCAGTGCGCCGCGGTCCAGATCGTGACCGTCTCGGTCTCCGTCTCCGTGCCCGCCACCGGATCGCGCGTCTCGCGGCGGGAAATGAGCTTCACCCACGCGAAACGCCCGCGCTCGTCGAGTTCCCAATCGGCCACCTCGCGCGGGTCGAGCCATCGGCCCACCGTCCCCGGCGTGGTCGCCGGCCGCTCACCCTCGGGGCGGTCGATCAGGCACGCAGCCCACCCGTGGCGCAGCGCGGCCGACGAGCCCACCGCGACCCACGCGTCCACGTCGCCGAGCCCCTCGTCGGGGTCGCTCCAAAACGCCTGCACCGCGTCGATGGTCGTCTGACGAACCGGCGACGTCGCGCGCATGTGGCCCTGGTAGGCCCGCGCGACGGGCGCGACGTGGTTGTCGTAGGTCGTGACCTCGACGCGCCCCGTGAAGTCGTCGACCGTCTCGCGGCCGAATTGCACGAGGTAGGTCTCGCCGTCGCGCACATGACGCGCGCGCCCCGAGGGGATCGTGCCGTTCACGCCGTGGTCGTACACGCGCAGGTCGCGCAGGCCCGCGAGGAACCCACCCGCGCCCTCAATCGCGTCGTCGACCAGCCGCCAGTGCGCGGCGCCGAGGGGGCCGTCGTGGCCCTCGTGGCGTGCGCGAAGGCGCGTGATCAGGTCGGCGGTCGTGGTCGGAGAGGACACGGCGGGTGGAGCGTGCCACGCGGTGACAGATTATGTCAAAACGCACGCGGGTTTCCGTGCGGGATCGGGCGGTTAGCGGTCGAAGCCGGTGTGTGCGGCGCCGCTCCCCGCGGTCCACGCGTAGGCCAGCGCGTCCACGTCGTCGTCGTGGCGGTCGCTCACGCCCGTGAACCGGCACACCACGTCGAGGAACGGCCCGAGCCACGGCGCGCCCTGGGACGACGCAGGCACGCGCACGCGCCCCTCGTTCCACGCCGTCGCCACCGGCTGCGCGCGCACGAACTTGTCGCCCCGCGGCGCCAACTCCGTCAGGCGTAGGCCGGGCTGCATCGCCCGCAGGGCCTTCGCGATGCTCTTGCCGTCGCGGCTCGCCTCGATGTGCATGGGTGCCATCCCGTGCCGCTTCTGCCACCCGACGAGCTCCCGCGCGGCCTCGCCGGGCTCCGCACGCAGGCGCAGCACGTCCACCACGTCGGCCCGCAGCGACAGCCCTGCGCCGCGCACCGCGAGCGCGACGGCCACGGTCCAATCCGAGCGCGTGCCCTCGGTGCCCGCGGGATCGACCGCGAGCACGAAGCGTGCGCCGTGCAGGTCGGGGGCGGCGTAGCGCGCGGGCGCGCGGAACACCTCGCCACCTCGAGCGCGCGGCGAGCCCATGAACAGGGAGTGCCAGTCGTACTCGTTCGCCGCGCGCTTCTTCGCGAGTTCGGGCACGGGCCACCGCGATGGCCACAGCGGCGCGCCCGCGTCGTCGATGGCCGGGAGGTTCACCACCTCCCACCGCGCCGCCTCGCCCATGTCTCCGCGCGCGAGGCGCCCGATCAGGTCGTCTTCGTGCCAGCGGGTGTGCACCACGATGCACGACCCCTCGGGCTCGATGCGCGTCCACAGGGTCGACGTGAACCAATCCCACGTGCGCTGACGGATGAGCGCGGACTCGGCCTCCTCGCGGTTCTTCACGGGGTCGTCCACCACCGCCAGGCGCACGCCCTGCCCGGTGAGGGGACCGCCGATGCCCGTGGCGAGCACGCCCCCGCCCGACGTCGTCCGCCATTCGGCGAGCGTGCTCCGCGCCGGGTGGAGCTTCACCCCCTGCGACGTGGCGAAGTCGCGCGCCCGCAGGCTCTTCGACTCCGCGAACGCGCTCGCGTAGCTCACGTACCCCAGGGCGTCCTCGGGACGGCGCGAGAGCCACCACGCAAGCGCCGCGAGGATCATCTCCGTCTTGCCGTGGCGCGGCGGCACGCTCACGCAGGCGAACACGGGCTCGCCGGCGAACGCGCGCTCGAACAGGCTCGCGACGGCGGCGAGGTGCGACGGGCGCTCGTACCCACGCGAGAGGCGCGGCACGAAGTCGAGCAGGCCCGTGGGCTCCTCGAGCGCACGTGCGGCCTCGATGAGCTGGTGCAGGGCGCGGCGCTCAGCCGCCGTCAGGTGATCCCACGCCGCCAACAGCTCGTTCGCGAGCTCGGCGGAGAGTGGCAGCGGCTCGCTCACGGATCTCCTCCTCGGACAGCGCCTCGGCGCTCGCCACGGCGATGGCAACGTTGCGCGGCCCCACGAGGCCCTGCACCTCGGCGCGGAGCTTGAGCAGCCGCGCGCGGTCGGCCGCGTTGGTCGCGTCCACGGTGGCGGCGTCGATGCGCGCGAGCATCTCCTCCCGGGCGCGCGGGCGCTCGGCCTCGGCCTCCGCGGCCCACTGGTCACGGATCGCGGCGAGGTCGTCCATGATCGTCTGCGGGTGCACGCCGAAGCGCTCGGCGCCCATGTGCGCCACCGCGGTGGGCCGGTGCCCGCGGGTGAGCTGCGCCGAGACCCACTCACGGCGGAGCTGGATGTTCACCGCGGGGGGCACCGAAGCGGGCGCGTCGGGAGAGGCTCCAGCACGGCGGGTCGTTGTCGGTGTGCCACGAGCGCGCGTCATAGCGGGTAGTAGTGACACACTACGTCACACCCGGCACACTCGCCAAATCCAGCGCGCGCCGCAGCCCCTCCGCGATGCGCGCCCCCGTTGCCTCGGGCGGCTCGGCGCCCTCGACGCGCACCAACTCCCGGTCGAGCCGCGTGAGCTCGTCCGACACGGCCCGGAACGCGTCCTCGGGTCGGTCGTTGAGCAGGTCGAGCAGCACGGCGCAGAGCACCGCGGGGCGCATGGGCGCGGGGCACGCGTTCACGCCGTCGGCGATCGCGTCCAGGGCGGCAACGGCCCGGCCGTGCGCGAAGCCCGACGCGAGCACGTGGTGGCGCCGCTGCACCCGGGCGCACGCCGCGAGGATGCGCCGGGCCACCCACGCGCGGGGAGCCGGGAGGCCCGCGCCCTGCGCCCACTGGTCCGCGGCAGCGACGGCCACGAGGGCGAGGCTGACGCCGCCCGGGGACACGCACAGGGAGGCTCCTGGCGTGCCCTGCAGTGCCCGCGGGCGGGGCGGGGCGGGCGAGAGGGCGTCCGAGGGCGGGAGGGGGCGCGCGGGAGGTCCGAGAAGCGGGCGACTCATGCGCCCACCTCGGCACCCGGCGGCAGGGTGTAACAGCCGTTCGGCGTGTGCTTGTGTGCGCTTCGGTGTGCGTCGCACCTACACGGGCGCACATCGCGGCACACCATGCGATTGCGCTTACTCCGTGCTCCGTGCGGTGCTAACGGCCGAGCTTGAACGAAAACGCCTGTAGTTACAGTGTTACACCCTGTTACAGTATATGTATGTAGAGTGTAACTGCCTTGTTTATAGGCGTTGTGACAGGGGTTACACACCCACGCCTCCCGTGTAGGGGCGGAGTGGAGGGGTGACCCCTCGAAGTGCGATCCCCACTTACGGGAATTGGGTGTATCGGGCGTAACCCGTAACAACCGGTTCACGTCCCGACCTCCCAGACGCGGGCGAGCTTGCCGCCCTCGATGCGCGCCACGCGGTTCGCCCACCCGATGCGCTTCATGACCGCGGCCACCCGCATGGACTCGCGCTGCCCAACGTCCGGCAGGCGCAGCCCAAGCACGTCAACGAGGATCCTCTGCGTCGTGACCGGACGCATCATGTCGACGGGGTTGCGGTCCTCGATCCAGCGCACGATCGACGCCTCCCACGGGTCGACCACGCGGAACTCGTCGGACGCATCGCGCAGGGCGCCCTCGGCCTCCTGCGTGAGCCACCACGCCTCGCGGGCCTGGTAGGCGGCGACGGCCTCAGCCCAGAGCTGATCGCGCTCGGCCTTGAGCGCCTCGATGTCCACGCGCGCCCCGACGCGAACGCAGTGGAAGCGGCGCGAGCCGGTGGGGTCGTTGAGGAACTGGTCTTCGTTGGTGCTGCCCACGATCACGTTGGACCGGGGGAACGCCGAGAGCGTGCGGTGGAAGGGCGCGCGGAACGTGTCCTTCGCCGAGGAGATGAAGGCCTTGATGCGCCCGGCGTGTGCGCGCCCCGTCACGTGCTCGATCTCGCCAAGCTCGTAGATCCAGGCGCCGTTGATCTGCAGCATCGCGTCCTTGTTCTCGATGTCGACGGCGGTGTCCGAGAACCACTCGCCGGCGAGCACAGAGAAGAACGTGCTCTTGCGGGCGCCCTGCGCGCCGACCAGCACCAGGGAGGTGTCGCACTTGCAGCCCGGGTCCATCGCGCGGGCGACGGCGCTGACGAACCAGGCGCGCACCATCGTGTTGTTGATGGGCGAGGGCTCGGCCGAGAGGATGCGCTCTGCCACGGTGTCGAGCCGCGGGACGCCGTCCCACGTGGCGCCACTCAGGTAGTCCCGCACCGGGTGGTAGCGGCGCTCCCACGCGACGGCGAGCAGGGCCTGCGCGAGCGCGTCGGCGCCAGGACTGATCCCGTAGCGCCGCTCGATGGCCTCACGCATCAGCCCGAGCTCGGCCTCCTCGAGCTTCCGCCCGTCGAGGGTCGGGGCGATGATCATGTCGTTGTAGCGCAGGCGCTGGCCGTACTCGTCCGCGTTGCGCAAGATGGCGCAGAGGTTGGCGAAGGTGTTGCGCACGGCGCCCTTGGGCGTGCGGTAGAGGTCGGCCTCCCACTCGCCGGTGCTGTTCTTCGGCTCGGGCGCGGGGAGCCCCTCATCTGCCGCCGCCGCGCGCGCCGCGATGCGCGCCTTGACCTCCGCGGAGTGCCCCTCGGGGTGCTTGCACGCGCTCGCGACGATCGCCTTGACCTCGGCGGGGTCGAGCGGCGGCACACACCGCGCGTCGTTCTCCGCCATGATGGCGGCGAGGATGGCGGGCTCATCGAAGCTCGCCGCGCGCATGGAGCACGCGCGCTTGTACAAGCTCGCGTTGCGCTGCCCCTCGGGGAACGGCTCACCCTTGGCGCCCGGGATCACCCGGAGCTTCGGCCTCGCGGTCATCGCGTCGAGCCACGCCTGCGGCACGGGCGCGAGCTCGACCTCGTCGGGCCTCGAGGTGACCTCCCACGCGTAGGTGCGCCCGCTGGCGTGCGTGGACGGGGGCGCGACGACGTAGCCCCCATCGCCGCGCACGTCGACGCCCGGGGCGAGGACGCCCGCGCTGTTGCGGACCTCGACGGGCGTGGAGAGGTAGACGTGCCGCCCGCCGCCGCCCGTGAGGGCCTCGACGGTGTCGGGCAGAGCGCCGAGCCGCTGCTTGAGGTCGACCATGCCGTCGTCGCCACCGCTGCGCGGGTCCACGTCGATGACGACCAGGCCGTGACCTGTGGCGATGCCCACGTTCGCGTCAGGCCAGCGGGTCCACCACGCGCGGATCGCCTCGGGGTCCGTGGACGCGTCGAGGCATCCGCGGGGCGTGCGGGGGTGCTTGCCCGGTCCGCCGCAGTCCGCCTTGCCGCACGAGCAGAGCCCGGCGTCGTCGGTGAAGTGCAGCGGGAACACGCGCCAGCCGTAGTCCACGGCGTACTTGATCGCGCAGCGCCCCATGCGGGAGAGCTTGGCGGGAGCATTCGACGGGGCGGTCATCACGGCGACTCCTGGGGGGCGTGCGAGCGGAGAGCATCGAGAGCGGCAAGCACGGCGGGGTGGTCCTCGCCGCTGCGGGAATGGGCGAGGACCACGCGCGCCTGCGTGAGCACGGGGGTGGCGTCGCGGCGCAGGCCCTGGATGGCGGGGAGCTGCCGCAGCCACACGGCGAGGGGCTCCGCGTTGGTGCGGTGCTCCGCGATCCACAGCACGGCCTCGCGGGCGGCGTAGGTGGCCTCGGGGGCGTCGTGCGCCCACACGCGGGTCCAGTGCCCGCGGCGCGGACGGGGCACGGCCACGGCGACGAGCGGGCCGGAGACAGCAACGCCGGCGGCGAGGGCCGGGAGCGGGTCGGCGAAGAGGTCGGGCTGCTCACTCACTGCGGCGCCCCCGCCCTGCAGCGCACGACCGCGGCGCGCGCCTCGTCCACGCTGCGCACCACGCAGGCGAAGCCCCCGCCTCGGCGCACCAGCGCCATCCACTGCTCCTGCTCGGGGGCCACGCGCCCGCCCGGAGCCTTGAGCTCCAGCGCGAAGAACCGCCCGTCGACCATGCCGACGAGGTCCGCGCTCCCCGGCGCGAGGCCGTACCGCACGCGCTGCACGCCGCGCGGGGTCCAGTGCTCGGCGGTGCCGACGTTGTTGCGCCACAGGACCACGCCGGGCTCGCGTCCGAGCTGCAGGCGCACCGCGTCCTGGATCTCCGATTCCTTCGTCACGATGCCCTCCGCTGCCCGAACGCCGACGGCACGCCCGCAGGCCAGTGCCCGAACTCCTCTTTGAACCGCACGCCGACCCACCCCGAGCGGTAGCCGCGCTCGCGTGCCGTGCGCAGCAGCTCCGCGAGCCGCGCGTCCTTGACCGCCCGCGGCACGATCACCGACGCGCCGAGCGCCGAGCGCTGCACGCGCACGGGCTTCGGCACGGGCCACGCGCCGCCGCACATGGGGCAGCGCAGTCCGCGCTTTGCCCCCTCGACAACGCACCCGCACGCCTGGCACTGCGTGATCCAGGGGCGGTCCGAGCGCGGGCGCCGGATGCCGTCGAGCGTGTACTCGCGCGGCTCGTCGGGGTGCCCGTGCTCGTGGACCACGCCCGCGAGGTCGATGATCAGCGCGCGGTTCTTGGTGCGCCGCACGCGGCCGACCATCTGCAGAAAGGTCGCGTCGCTGCCGCAGCCCCGCGCGAGCAGGCACACCTCGGCGCGCGCGCAGTCCCACCCTTCGGTGAGCACGAACGCGTTCGACAGCACCTGGACGCGCCCCGCCGCGAAGAGCCGCAGGGCGTCGTCGCGCTCGCGGGTGCGCGTGCCGCCGTCGATGTGCCGCGCCTCGATGCCGCGCGCGGCGATCCCCTCGACGAACGCGCGCGACTCCGCGACCGTCGCGTGGAACGCCACCGTCGGGCGCCCGCCCGCGTGCTCGACCCACGCGTCCACGGCGTTCGCAGCGATGCCGCGCAGGCGCGTCGGCGGGTGCACGAGGTCGACCGGCGCGAGGTATCCGCCCTCGACGAGCTCGGCCACCGTGGCGCCGACCACGATTTCGTCGAACGCGTCCCGCAGCCCCGCGCCGTCTGCCCGCTGCGGCGTCGCCGTGAGCCCGAGGTGCCACGCCTTCGGGTACTGCGCGGCCACGCTGCGGTAGGTGTCGGCGTCGCAGTGGTGGGCCTCGTCCCAAACCACGAGGTCCGCCGCGGGGTGCTGCTCGCGCGCCACGACGGTCTGAATGGACGCGACCTGGACGGGCGCCTCGGTCACGGGCTCGCCGGCCATCACCAGCCCGGAGCCCGGGAGGCGGCGGTGCGTGTCGAGCACGATCTCGCGGCGGTGCACGAGGAACAGCACGCGCCGCCCGCGCGCCACGGCCCACGCGATGAGCTGCGCGCTCACTGCGGTCTTGCCGAAGCCCGTGGGCGCCACGAGCAGCACGCGGCGGTGACGGCGGAACGCGTCGCGCACGCCGTCGATGGCGCGCGTCTGGTGCGGGCGCAGATCCATCACCGCTGCCGCTCCCGCCGCACGATGGCCAGCGCGCGCCAGTCGAGCACCTCGCGGCCTGTGGCCGGGTCACGCCACGTGCGCGGGTGCGGGCACGGCGCCCACCCCGCCGCGAGCAGGGCGTCGACGTCGGCCTCGGGCAGAGGGCGCGTCACGGCCCGTCCCCGTAGATCGTGAGGTCCACGGGGCCGTCGAGCCCCGAGAGCAGGTCGTCCACGCCCTCGACGCCGCAAGCATCGACGAGCGCGGCGCGGAGCTTGGCGAGCGCGATGCCCTCAAGCTGGCGGGCGCGCTCCCTGGTGCAGTTGAGCGCCTGCGCCACACCGTCGAGCGTCATCCCGCCGCGCTCTGCGACCGCGAGCGAGCACGTCTCGTGGGCGTCGAGGTCCTCGCCCGGGTGGGTCGTCTTGATGTTCCCGCTGTGCGGGTTCACGTCCACCGCGAGGTGGTGCTTGCAGCTCACGAACGGACACGGGTGCTCCGTGCCGAGGCCGCGCTCGACGCACCCGCCCCACGTCCGCGGACGGCCCTGCCCGATGCGGTGCTCCCGCACGGGGATCTCGGACGCGAGCACGGCAAGGCGCCGCTTGCTGAGTCGGAACATGCTCTCGGTCCGCGGGCGCACGCGCACGGGGCCGGGGGCCGGGAGAGGGAGGTCCAGCTGCAGCGCGACGGTCACGACAGCGCCCCCGCCGTGACGATGTCCCCGGGCACGTCCCGCAGCGTCCAGGACGCTGCCACGGGGACCACCACGTGCTCGGTGCCCCCGACGCACATGCGCACCCGCACGCCGTCGAGGGTGACCTCGAGCACGCGGGCGCAGCGGGCGGAGCCGTGCGCGGGCCCCACCCACGCGAGCGCCTGCGCCGCGACCATTGCCGCGAGGCTTTCCTCGCTCACGGTCAGGCACCTGCGCCGTGTCAAAGAATCGACGGGAGCGCCGTAACCGTCAGACGGCCGACGCAGCGTAGAGAGCGCGTGACTCATGGCCACCACCGCCCCTGCCCGCCCCACACCGCCGCGGTGCAGGCGATGGCCGCGCCGAGCAGTGCGCCCCCCGCGGCGTGCAGCCCGGCGACGACGAGCACGGCGCCGCAGACCGCGAAGACCGCGGAGCACCAGGCCAAGAGCGCGTCACTCACGGTAGACCCCCGTGGCGGCGAGCAGCTGGTGGACGCCGGCGGCGGCGTGGTCGTGCAGGGTGCGCGCGGCCGAGGCGCCGCTGCGAGCCTCGACGGCGGCGCGGAGCTGCGCGAGGTCCGCGGTGATGCGCCGCGCGGCGGCGGCGAGAGCGTCGCGGTCGGGCGGGCTCACGCGGCGCCCTCGACGGGGGAGGGGGTGATGTCCTCGACGGCCGACCGCGCGGCCCGGTCGCGGAGCGCCTCCGCGGTGCGCTCGATGGTCGCGGTGTCGTGGTCCCACGATTCCGCGGGGACCGAGCCGCCGGTCAGCCGCTCCAACACCAGTGCGTTTGCGAAGTCAGGGCGCCGAGACCCTGACTCCCATTCGCTGACCGCGCTTTGCCGCACGCCGAGCAGCGCCGCGACCTTGACCTGCGAGCGTTCCGCGGCATCCGCGGCACGCCACCGAGAGAGCAGCGCGCTGCCCTCGTACCGAGAGGGGTGATCGTCCATGGCGCTGAACTATCGCAATAGTGATACATCGTCAAGCTACCTTCCCAATCGCGATAGTGCGTGGGCGTCTCGGTACGCTCCGCCCATGTCGTCGAAGAGCTTGAAACCCGAGCAGAATGAGCGCCTGCGCGCGATCCTCACGGAGCTCATCGACGCGACCTTCGCGGGCAACGTCGCCGCCGCCGCGCGGGCGATGGGACTGTCGCAGTCCCTTTTCGCGGAGTTCCTGAGCGGGGCGCGCGGTGCAGGGCCGAAGCTGATCAACGCGATCGCCGACCACACCGGGCGCAGCATCGACGACCTCTATGGGCGGCGCGTCGTCGCCGTGCCCGACGGCACCCGGGCCTACCAGCGCCTCCGGGATCACCCCGACTGGATCGCGGCCCGCGAAGAGGCCGACGAGCTCGCCACGTTGGCGCCCGCGAGCGCCCTGGACGGCGTCGGCGACCTTGCCTTTTCGCAGCCCCCCGAGGGCTTCGACGGCGCTTTCGTCGTGCGCATGGCCGAGGCCCTCGCCACCGCGCGCCCCCGCCGCAAGATCTCGGCATAGCGCCCTGTCGTAGCCTGTCACGGTGCCTCGCCATAACGCGAGAGCTCCAGCGTTCGGGCGCGTTTGCGCGCCGCCCCGGCCGTTCGTACCGTGGGGACGATGCACCTTCCGAGACACCGCGCGTTCGTCACCGCGATCCTGCTCGGCAAGGCCGAAGCGGTCGGGTGCCAGCTCCCGCGGCTTCTCCCGCTGGAGCGCGCGTCGCTCGTGCGCCAGGTGCGGCGCCATGCGGGGCTGCGTGATCCCCTCGACCGCGCCGAGGCCGACGGGCTCGAGGTCTGGGAGGCGTCGCTCCCGAGCCGCTGCGGCGCCCTCGCGCCGGGGAAGATCTACCTCCCGCCCGCCCTGCCCGACGACGAGGCGGAGGTGCTCATCGACCACGAGCGCGTGCACCACGGGGCCTTCGAATACGGCCTCTGCCACGCGACCGAGGCCGACATCTGGATCGCCACCGCGGAGGTCGTGTGGCCCTTCGGCGACCACCGCCCCGTCGGCCCGGCGCACTGGTTCCTCGATGCGATTTCCATGCGGCGGTGCGGTCTTATCGCAAAAGAGATAGCCGCCGCTTGACAGCCTATCGCGATAGTGATTGACTAGTCCTCGCCCCCCGGACCTCACCCCCGGGGCGCCAGGACAGCCATGCACCCCGCCCGCGCGATCGCTTCCTACCTCGTCCACCCTGACGCCCGCCGCGACGACCACGCCCTGTGCGCCCGGTGCCGTTGCCTCTCGTCCGACCTCAGCGACGAGGGCATGTGCCCCGGCTGCGTCGAGGTCGACGTCGAGGCTGACGCCCTGCGGGAGCTCGACGCGCTGACCTCGCGGTGGGTGCGCGTCAACGGTCGCCCGACCCGCGATCACGTCGCCGCGGTGGGCCGCGCGCGGAGCGAGTCCGTGCTGTCTGGCGTGGCCCGCACCGGGTGGGTGTCGCTGTGACCCGCGCCGAGGCTGACGCCCTGCTCGCGGCCGACCCCGCGTTCATCACCGTGTGCGACGAACGCCGCGATGCGTGGATGCTCGCGCTCGACGCGGAGCCCGTGGACCCGCAGCCGTGGTCGCTCGCGTGGTGCGGGCGGGACGACGAGCTGCTCGATGAGGTGACGCTGTGACCCCGCCCGTCTACTGCGCCCGGTGCGGTCGGCCCGCGCCCGAGCACCGCTGCCTCACCACGGCGCTCGCGCGCATCGCGTGGCTGCTCGCGGGTGACGCGGTGTGCGTGCCCTGCCACGTCGCCCTGCGGCGCGAGCACGACGCGGCCCGGCTCGACCGCGAGGTGGGCCTGTGACCGCCCACGAACGCCTCGTGGCGCTGTGCGCCCGCCTCGGCGCCGTGTGGCGCGAGGACCTGCAGGCGCCGCGGCCGACCATCGTGCTCGCGCGCACCGACGGCACCGAGATCGGCACGGCGTCGGGCGACAGCTTCGACGCGGCGGTGCGGGCGCACGAGATCATCCTCGCCGACACGCTCCCCGCGCCGCGCCGCCGCCCCATCGAGGATGTGCCCGCGCACCCGGCGCTTGGCAACGCGGTCCACAGCACGAAGCGCGTCGACGTGCGTGCGGTCGGGGCGATGCGGGATTGGATCGAAGCCGCCGCACAGGACCCCCAGGGGCGCGCGGTGCGGCTGTGGGTTGAGACGGAGGAGATGAGCAATGGATGACGTGAAGGAGCTCGCCACGCTCGCGGAGAGCGCGGTGTCGAGCAAGCTGTTCGGTGTCGCGAGCCGCGAGGCCGCGCTGATGATCATGCTCACGGGTCGGTCGCTCGGCATCGACCCGGTGGCGGCGATGCGCGGGACGCACATCGTCTCGGGCAAGTCGGTGCTGTCGTCCGACATGATGGTCGGCATCGTCCGCAAGTCGGGCGTGTGCGAGTCGTGGGTGGTCATCGAGAGCACGCACGAGAAGTGCGTCATCGAGACGCGCCGCAAGGGCGACGACACGCCGGTGCGTCACACGTGGACCATCGAGATGGCGAAGCGCGCGGGCCTCGCGGGCAAGGGCACGTGGGCCGCGTACCCGCATTCAATGCTGCGCGCCCGGTGTTCCGCGGAGCTCGCGCGCATGGTCTATCCCGACTTCCTCTTCGGCGTGTACGCCGAGGGCGAGATCCCCGAGGAGCCGCGCCGCGCCGAGCGCGCGACGGTGACGCACGACGCGCCCGCGCTTGAGGCGGGGCCGAGCCCGCTGGACGACTTCATCCAGGACTGCGGCAACGGCGAATTCCGCATGGTTCCCGACGCGTGGGCGATGCACAGCGCACGGCTCTCGCAGGCGGGGCTCATCGACGACGCGAAGGCGCACGTCGTGGAGTGGATCGCGTCGCGCCTCCCGGTGCTCGTGAACGCCGAGGTGCAGGCGCTGCTGTCCAACGCTGCCGACGTGCCGCGGGACTTCTGCGCGCTCTACGACCGTCTCGCCTCGGCGCCGACCGTTGACGACGCCCTCACGGCCTGGCGCGAGCGCGGGGACATGGGCGGCAAGTGGTTCGCGCACACGGCCCGGCAGATGACGGGCCGCACGCTCAAGAGCCTCGGCGTGGCCCTCGCTGACGTGCGGGCGATGCTCGACGACGACGGCCCCGACGGCGGGCCGGGCGGTGGCGAGCGCGCCCCCCAGGGCGACGCCGAGCCCCTCGCGACGATGCCCGCGCGTGTGGCCGCGAGCAACGACGCGGTCGCGGTGGCGACGCTCGCGCGCCTCGCGGGCACGGAGCACCGGACGCACCTGTACCGCAGCGCGTGCAAGCACGCCGCGGAGATCCTCAGCAACCCGCTGGTGCGCGAGGTCTACGCGCACACGGCGCGACGCATCGAGCGCGTCGACACGACGGACACCCGCACGCCCGCGGAGCTCGACGCCGCGGCGCGTGACCTCGTGACCATGTGGGCCACGACGGCGACAGCACACAGCAACGACAGCAGCAAGGCGGCGTGAGCATGAAGAAGACCATCGAGCCCGGCACCTACACCGCCCGCGCGCAGGCGTGGGCGTGGGACACCACGAAGGACGGCAAGCCCTATCTGACGATCAGCCTCGACGCGGACGGCGCGGTCGTCCGCGGGCGGCTCTACTTCGACACCGACCGCACCGACGCCAACGGCCGCACCAGCGCCGAGCGCAGCATGGAGGTGCTCCGTGCGATGGGCCTGCGCACGACGCTCCGCGCGCTGGTGACGGGCGCCGAGCGCATCGACACGGGGCGCGTGAGCGTCGAGGTGGTCCACAACGACAAGGGCTACCCGGAGGCCAAGTACATCAACGCACCGCTCGCTCCGAAGGTGTTCCAGGCGCCGACGCGCGAGCAGATGTTGGAGCTCATCGCCGCGGTCGACGGGGGCGCGAAGCCCGCCCCGCAGCGCGCGCCCGCGCCGCGCCAGCCGCCGCGCGGCTTCGACGCGGGCGAGGGGGAGGATTCGATCCCGTTCTGACAGCGGGACCAGGGCTCCGGCCCTGCGTCCGGTCCCCGGCCTGCGCACGTGAGGTTGCGCAAGAGGTCGGGGCTCGGACGGAGCGCCGGGACACAGGAGACACGCCATGCTCACCAACGCACAACGCATTGCCATGATCCGCGCCGCGCACGAGCGCCGCCAGCGCCGCGTCGCCCGCATCGAGCGCTATGCCGACCACGTTGCCCTGACGGCGCGCGATGACCACGACGTGCCGTGCATCGGTCGCGCACACGTCGATCTCGCCCCGGTGACGGTGTGCACGCGTGAGCCGTGGGGTGTGCGGTGACCGAGCGCGTCTACACCGTGCTCTTTCCGTTCTGCGGCGTGGGCGGCGGCGCCCTGGGCTTCAAGCTCGCGGTCGCAGAGCTCACGCGCCTCGGGATCACCGGGCGCTTCAAGATCCTCGGCGGCATCGAGTTGGACCCGTCGACCGCGCGGGACTTCGAGCTGCTCACGGGCGCGCCGTGCCTCTGCGCCGACGTCGCGACGCTCACCCCGGAGCAGCTTCGCGCGGCCTTCGGCACCGCGGCGCCCGACGTCGTCTTCTTCTCGCCGCCCTGCAAGCCCGCGTCGGGGCTGCTCTCCCAGGACCTCGCGGCGACGCCGAAGTACCGCGCGATGGCGATGCTCGGCGCCGCGTGGGTGGACCTGATGTTCTCGGCGTGGCCCGAGGGTCCGCGGCTTCTGATCATGGAGAACGTCCCGCGCATCAAGACCCGCGCGCCTGAGATGATGCGGCACATCCGCGCGGCGTGCCGCAAGCGCCGGTACCACATCCACGAGGCCGCGCACGACCTCGGCGAGCTCGGGGGCCTGGCGCAGCACCGCGACCGGCTGCTGTTCGTGGGTCGCCGCCACGACGTGTCCGCGCTGCTCTACCAGCCCATCAAGCGCCGCGTGCGCAGCGTGGGGGAGGTCCTCGGCGCGCTCCCGATGCCGGGTGATCCCGCCGCGGGCGTGCTGCACCGCCTCCCGGCCATCGAGGCGATCACCGCCCTGCGGCTCGCGCTGATCCCCGCGGGGGGCGACTGGAAAGACCTGCCCTCGACGGTGCACCTTCACCCGTCGTTCGCGGCGCTGCTCGAGGCGAAGCGGCCGAAGCCCTCGACGACGCGCACGCCCTTCAACGACGTGTGGCGCGTGGTCCGCTGGGACGGTGCCGCGGGAGCCGTGACCTGCGGCGGGACACCGAGCGCGGGCGGGATGAGCGTCGCGGACCCGCGACCGCTGGCGCAGGGGCGCTACTCGAACAACTGGGCGGTGCAGTCGTGGGATGAGGCGTCGCGCACGATCATCGGGAACAACGACATCCAGGCGGGCGCCCTCTCCGTCGCGGACCCCCGCACGGGCATCGCATCGCACCCGCACACCTACGGCGTGCTGCCCTGGACCGGGCCGTCGCACACGATCACGGGCAACACCGGTACCCCCGGCGGCGGGCCGTTCAGCGTCGCCGATCCGCGGCTGACCTGCACCCCGCGCGAGAACGCCGGGAGCTACGGCGTGCTGCCCTGGGACGCGACGTCGGGGACCATCGTGGGCCACGCCTGCCACGACAACGGGCGCTTCAGCGTCGCCGACCCGCGCGCGGTGGAGCGCAGCCCGTTCCCGGTCATCATCGCGGAGGACGGCACCTGGCACCGCCCGTTGACCGCACTGGAGTGCGCGGTGCTCCAGGGGTTCTCGCCGTCGCTCACGCTGTCGGGCGGCGCCAGCGCGGCGCGGGTGAAGATCGGAGACGCCGTCCCGCCCCCTGCGGCGCAGCGGATCGCAGAGCAGATGCTGCACACGCTGCTTCTCGCCGACGCGGGCGGCTTCGCGCTGTCGTCGGGCGGCGGCGTGTGGGTGCGCGAGCACCAGATCGCGGGGCACGCGTGACCGCCCTCGCTCGCCTGCTGCTCGCCCCGCTGCGCCCGCTGCGTGGTGCCGTGCGCGTCGCGCGGGTGTCGCCCGCGGTCGAGTCCATCCTGTGCGCCGCCGAGAGCCGCCGCGCGTGGGAGCGTGACCTCGCCGGGTGGATCGCGCGGGAGCGTGCGGGGTCTCGCAACGCGACCAACATCGCCGCGTGGAGGGCGCGTCGCATCGCGCAGGGGCTGTGCGGGTCGTGTGGCACGCAGCCGCGCACCGAGGGACGCAGCACGTGCGGCCGGTGCCGCGAGCGGATCAACGCCGCGAAGGCGCGCTGCTACGCGGAGCGCGCAGCCCAGGGGCTCTGCGTGCGGTGTGCGGCGCGACCGCTGGTGAGTGCGACGCGGTGTGCGGAGTGCCTCGCGCGTGAGGCGAGTGTGAAGCGAGCGGAGTACCGCGCTCGCGTGTCGGATGGCTGCGTGAATGGAGGATGTGATGTCGGATGAAGTGAGCGCCGAGGAGGCGCGGGTGCTGTTGGCCGAGATGGAGCACATGGACCGCGGGCACTGGCTTGCTGCCCGCCTCGCCCGCACCGTGCTCACCTTGGGGCGCGAGCTCGCCGTGCTCCGCGCGCAGCTCGTCCCGCTGCTCGCCGTGCACGACGCCCTCGTCGCGGCGGCGGCGCTACCGGGCGCGGGGGCGTCGGGGGAGGAGATGGTCGCGGCGGTGAGGGCGCAGGGGGCCGTGACCGTGCGTGACGCGGCCATGAGCGTGGCCGATGACCTCGCGGGCGACGATGACGAATGGGCGCACGAGTTGATGGAGCGGGTTGCGTGCGCGGTGGCGAAGATCCGCGCGGGAGGTGTGTGATGGGCCGGTTCTATGCGTTCGACCCGTTCGACGGGTGTCACAAGACGTTCAGCACGGCAGAGGCGGCAGAGGCCGAGGCCCACGCGTGCATCGAGTACGGGCGTGACCGTGACCGCTGGCCCGAAGAGACGGACCAGATCGAGTGGGGCATGTTGGTGCAACTCGGGCGCGCGCAGCAGGTGAACCGCGTCGAAGCCGCCGACGACGACACGGGGCGATGCGCCCGAGAAGACCTCGCGTACCTCTGTGACTACGGGCTCACAGTGGAGCCCAACCCGCTCGACGCCGCGGAGCGCGAGCGCGACGACGCCCGCGCCGAGGTCGAGACGCTGCGCGCGGAGGCGGCGCTGCTGCGGGAGATCATCGAGGGCCGCACCACGCCGCCCATTCCGCACGTCGCCGCGCCGACGTGCCCGGGGTTGTGGTGGCGGCAGTCTGGGACGCAAGAGCCTGTGCTGTGCAACGTGACCGGCAACGCCACGGAGATGGTCGTGGAGCGGGTGGACGGCGTGGAAGTGTCGTACCCCGCGAGGCCGATCGCAGGCGTGCGGTGGCGTCGTGTCGAGGTGACGCCGTGACCGCCCCCATCACCGCGCCCCTGCGCGAGCCATCCGCGTGCGAGCGGTGCGGCGGTCGGCGTGCGGTCGCGAAGATGCACGGCCCGATCCCGTGCCCCGCGTGCGTGCCGCGCGTGCGGGTGCCGTGCCCGTACTGCGTCGAGGGCGTGAGCTTGAGCACGGGCGAGACGTGCCGCGAGTGCGATGGGGGTGTGCGATGAAGCGCTACTATTGCGGGCTCACGGGCCACGGCTACACCCGCGCCGAGGGCACCGAATGCCCCGGCTGCGAGAGCACGCGGGAGCACCGCGAGATCCCGGCCGACGAGTGCGGTTGTTGGGTGGCGTGCGCGGTCGACCGTGGTCACGGGCACCACTGCGTGCTCGCGCCGGGGCACGCCGGGGCGCACAAGCCGCCGTGCTGCGGGGGTACGTCGTGACCCGCGGCACGGAGCACACCGTGGGCCTCGCGCGCGCCGCGGGGCTGACGGTGCGGGAGGAGGTGTGGCGTGGCTGACCCCGCCCGCGTCGCCTCCCTCACCACCGCGCTCCTCGACGCCGTGGCGAGCAACGACAGCCGCGTCGCGTGGCGCACCCTGTCGGGCGAGGCCGCAGCGCGCGGGTTCCCGTCGTCGCGGGCGTTCCGCGACTGGTGCTACCGCGCCGGTGTCCCGGTGCGCGACGTCGCCGGGGTCGCGCTCGTGGCCGTCGCCGAGGTGGACCGCGCAGGCCTCGACGCCCCTGCGCGCCCGGTGCCGCTCTCCGCACGCTCCGACAGCGCCGTCGCCGACGAGATCGACGCCGCCCTCTCGCGCCCTGCCCGCCCTCGCGCGTAGCCTCCCCGCCCCATGCCGCGCCGCCCCCAGGGCTCCGTCGTCGTCCGCGCGGGCGTCCGCTACGCCCGCATCACCCTCCACCGCGAGCCCCCGCAGCGCGGACGCTCCCCGCGCGCCGAGGTGCGGATCGTCCGCCCCGATGGCGCCGTGACCGAGAGCTACGCGGTGGCCTTCGCGCGCCGCACGCAGGCGCTCTACGACGCCGGGAGGTGGGCGCCCGACCGTCCCGACGCCGCCCCCGCCCCCGGCATCACCGTGGCCGCATGGGTGGCCCGCTGGTGCGCCGCGCAGGACTACACGACCGCCGAGGGCGACGCCGCCCGGGTCGCGCGATACCTGGACGGCACGCGACTCGGCGGGCTTGAGGTGCGCGCCGTGACCCCGCGGGACGTCGCCGGGTGGATCACCGAAGCCCGCGCGCGCCGCACGCGCTACGGCACGCCCCCGGCCGAGCGCACGGTGCGCAACGCCTACGACGTGCTGCGCCGCGCCCTCTCCCGCGCGGTCTTCGACGGGCTGCTCTCGGCGGACCCGTGCGCGGTGATCCCGTCCGAGCTCACGCCCGGCGCCGAGGACGCACACCCGGAGCGACGCCGGGGCTACCGCCTGGCGCGCGCCGACGCGGAGCAGCTCCTGGGCGACCCCGGCGTCGAGGACGACCGCGCGGTGCTCTACCACCTGCTGCTGCTCACGGGCGCACGACTCGGAGAGGCCGCGGGGCTGCGCTGGTGCGACCTCTCCCCGCGGGAGCCGCTCGCGGCGGTGATCCTCGCCGAGCAGGTCGACGGGCGCACCGGGGCGCGACGCGCGACGAAGACCCGCACGGTGCGCGAGGTGCCGCTCCACCCGGTGCTCGCCACGGTCCTCGCGTGGTGGCGTGAGGGCTGGAGCAGCTGGTACGGGCGCGAGCCGGGTCCCGCCGACCTCATCGTCCCGGCGCGACGACACCGGGCCGTGCCCTCCCTCGGCAGCGCGCGGCGGCAGTCCGCCGTGTGGCGGGAGCTGCAGCGCGACCTCGAGGGCGCGGGTCTGCCCGTCCACAGGGTGCACGACCTCCGGCACACCTTCGCCAGCTTGTGCGCCGACGCGGGCATGGCCGAGAGCATCGCCGCCCGGTGGACGCACACCGCCGGCGGCGGGTCTGCCCGCGAGGCCTACGTGGCCCCGGCGTGGTCCCGGCAGTGCGCCGAGATGCTCCGGCTGACGGTCCGCTCGGGCCTCGCCGAGAGGGCTACGGGTGAGCGTGCGGGTGAGCGATGTGCGCCCCCTGCGGCGCAGCACGTTGCGCCGCAGGGGGTTGGTGTGGTTCTGGGAGAGGGATTCGAACCCCCATAGCGGGAACCAAAATCCCGCGTCCTGCCATTAGACGATCCCAGACTGGGCGCGGCACGTTAGTCGCTCCGCGGGCCCGGGGCAATGGTGTACGTTCCGCGCCGATGCGAAGGACGACCCCCGAGTTGATCGCGGCCAAGCGCGACGGCCACGCGCTGCACCCAGACGAGATCCGCGGGCTCATCGAGGGCTTCGTCGACGGTCGCGTCGCGGACTACCAGATGTCGGCCTTCGCCATGGCCGTGTTCTTTCAGGGAATGTCCCGCGAGGAGACCGTGTCGCTGACGCTCGCGATGCGAGACTCCGGCACCGTCGTTGACCTCTCGGCGATCCCGCGCGCCAAGGTCGACAAGCACTCGACCGGCGGCGTCGGGGACAAGGTCTCGCTCTGCCTCGCGCCCCTCGTCGCGGCCTGCGGCGTGGCGGTGCCGATGGTGTCGGGGCGTGGGCTCGGCCACACCGGCGGCACCCTCGACAAGCTCGAAGCCATCCCGGGCTTTTCGGTCAGCCTCCCCATCGAGGTCTTCGCGCGCCTCGTCGACGAGGTCGGCACCTGCATGATCGGGCAGACCGCCCAGATCGCCCCGGCGGACAAGCGCCTGTACGCGCTGCGCGACGTGACCGCGACGGTGGAGTCGATCCCGCTCATCGTCGCCAGCATCCTCTCGAAGAAGCTCGCCGAGGGCATCGACGGTCTGGTGCTCGACGTCAAGGTCGGGTCGGGGGCGTTCATGAAGACCGAGGCGCAGGCCCGCGCGCTCGCCACCGCCCTCGTCGAGGTCGCCCAGGGCGCGGGCAAGCGCTGCGTCGCGTGGCTCACCCGCATGGACCGTCCCCTCGGACGCACCGTCGGGAACGCGCTGGAGACCGCCGAGGCCTTCGAGGTCCTGCACGGGCGCGGCCCGGCCGACCTCGTCGAGGTCACCCTCGCCCTCGGCGCCTCGATGCTGGTGATGGGGGGCGTCGCCGCGGACGAGGACACCGCCCGCGCCCTCCTGCATGACGCCATTCGCAGCGGTCGCGCCGCCGCGGTCGCGCGGCGCATGGTCGCCGCCCAGGGCGGGGATCCCCGCGTGGTGGACGA